TTGAACTTCTGCTTCAATAATAACCTGCATGCCTTGATTAACAATACGGTCTCGTAAACGAGCCAAAAAATTTACTTCATTGTAATCTTGGTACAAGTCTGTATTTTCATTTGTAGTTTCCAGAAACGGCAATCCTTCTCTTTCCATATGTTGTTTAAAATCTGCTAATTTTTTTTCGCGTTTAGGATCGGTGCTTAGTGCTTGTAATATAGATTCTACGCTTGCTAAGTCTTGTCGTGTAGATGTCTTGTTTAACAGTAACTTAGCAACTTCGTCGGGATTATTTGTAATTAATGTATTACTAGGATCGTCTCTGCGTTGTATTCCAGAATTCTGATTTAACTTGTAACCCATACTCTTAGCTATACTGTTTATAAGCACATTACGCTCGCGGCCTTTGTGCTTTGAATCTGCCGGCATCGCCCCTAGCACAAACTTTGACCACGGAACATCTTTCATAAACATAAAGTCCGTTTGCACATAACCGCGATCCGGGCGGCCATCAATTGGAGTTTTAAAATGTACAGCGGTGCCAGATTTACGAACATAGTCTTCAGGCTTAAATCCCTGACTCACGGCCCACTGTGACAATTGTGCTACCAGTTGTTCTTTGCTAACTCGATTGGCATCTACGGCGATATCCAAGTCTCCACTGGTGTCTTTAATACCAGTACTACCAAGAGTATTATTTTGTAAATCAAGATCTGGCAACATTTCTTCAAGCCAAGCAAGTGTCGATTTAACATCAGTCTGATTGATACGTTGTGTTAAGGATTGGCCGTCGCCGTTCTTGAATACATTACCACCTTCTAGGAGTTTCATTTTAAGCCCATAGACTTGGCCACAGTAGGTGGCATAAGGTTGCCAGTTGATTGATCTACATAATTGCGTCCGTTGTGGACATATACTTGCGCAGTAGGTCCACTACCCACAGTAATTGCTGGATGTTCTCTTGTTGATTGTAGCTGGTTTTGTAAACCATTACGATAAGGAACTGAATACAATGCAGGATTTTTATGCAAGAAATAATCAGCGACTCCGTGTGCTGCATTGTTTACCCTGGACCAAATATTTGATTTTTTTGCGACAACCTGTTGTGCGGGTGATTGGCCTGCCGGAGTGGTAGCAATTACCGGTCCTATATTTGGATTATTTGGATTGGCCTTATGTACCTGTCCGTTTGTTGTTTGTGTTAATGTTCCACCAGTACTGGTAGTTTCAGGTGGCGCATAAGTCCTTAAGGTGTTGGCCATTTGTCCAAATGCTCCAGCACCTGGTGTTGTCTTTGTTGGATTAGACTGTGCTTGTGCCGGTACTACAGGTGTATTTCTTTGTTGCGATTGTTGTGCTAGGCCTGTTTTAACAGGCGGCCTGACTGCCTCGGTTATTTCATGAATTTGCATCGGTTCGTCTCACTGTACGGGTAAATTTAGCAGGATCGCGCTGATTGATAGCATTAATCAGCTTGCGCTGTAGATTTTGGGCTTGATCTGGAGTATATGTTTCCTCAATTTGCTCGAGCAAACGTATGGCACTGGCAATAACATTGGCAGCACGGTTTTCAATAACATGACGCTGATCGCGCTCAATGTACATTGAATCCAATTCTTCTAAGAGACTACGAGTTTTTTTCTGCATTTTAGTCCAGGACCTTTTTATTATTTATTGCTTTTCTCCACATACGTCGTCGCAAATAACCAATCTTCCCTGCTCGTAACGATCAATTTTCCAGGTGTCTTCTACAGATTTAAACCAATCAATGCAGTCTTTTAATGGATATTCTAGCGCATTATTTTTAACAATCAATGGAACCAACTGAGCGTTAGCCGCTTGATGATATTGACCGGCACCGTAAGTTTTGGGATAAAATCCAGTCCAACAACAGGGACTAACATCGCCAGTGGATGAAATATAAATGGAGTTATTATTTTTTGCCTGGCAACTGATTGACTTTGCTGGCGTTCGATCTTGAATTATATCTTCCAATAGTATTTGATCTGTTGTTTTTTTATGAAATAAAACTGTGAAGTTTTTTTCGCCAACATAGTTTCCTAGCACATGAGTAAGTTGTCCTGCGTGATTAAATACCGGTGCAGTATTTCTTCCATCGTCTACCAGACAAAAATCTATAAATCCCAACTGTTTACTCATCTGCCGACATGATTCAATTTGATGCTGATTGTAATCAAATTGAATCATTTTCCAAACAGCTTGTCCACCTGCTTTGATAAATGTTTGAGCGTTGCGAATTACCGTAGACCAAACAGTATTTTGCCTGTACAGGTGGTGTGTATCTTCAAGCCCATCTATACAAAACTGCACAGTGGCTCCGGTGCTGGCCAGATCTGTCCAAAATATTTTATCTCTAGCCGAACCATTGGTACTGACTGTGATTATCAGATCGGGATTTGTCCTCACAAAATAATCTACAATGGCCGGACCTTCGGGATTCATTACTATGTCGCCAAAATTACCATTGATATAGATACTGGTCAATTGTGTCAAAAAATCTGTAGTGAAAACTTTTTTTGCCTGATCCAGTGTAAAATTTACTTCAGGATATCCACCGTTGTGAGGATACCCCCAAAATGTCCTGGGACACCATGGACAACTTGCATTACACAAACTAGAAATTTCAAAATGAACATTTCTTATGTTTTCGTACTGTATCACGTTGTTTTAATTTGACCTAATAACTGTTTTAGTTTTGCACTTTGCACGTCGGCTGTGATTTTACCCACTTCTTCACATTTAGCCTGCGGCTCTGAAGACAGCATGGTACTCTTGGCCTTGATACTGTCCAGCAAGTTGCCACCCGGACGTTTAAATCCTCCGGCTTGTTCTTCTTCTCCGGGATCTGTAATACGCATAGTTTCAATGTTATAGTCTAAGTCAATCTTCATGCCTACACCTGTGGAGCTACGCGACTTCATACACTGTATTTGATACTTGCCGCGTTCACGCATGGCTCTACTGGTGAAGATACCAAACACATTGTCGGCAGTATTGATCTTACTGATACCGCCACTAATATGACTATGGTCAAACTCAATTTCTTCCACAGCACTTCGATTCAACTGACTAGCTGTGACAAACAGCACATTAAGTTCTTTGGCTAGGTTGCGCAGTTCTTCTGAAACATACTTGTCTTTGACAAACAGGTCATTGGGACTGACTTTGGCACTGACAGGCATCAACAAGTCCAGGTAGTCACACATAATAAAGTCTACCTTGATTCCGGTCTGCACTTGCACTTCTTTGATATAACTACGAATGTCGTTGATGTTGCTCTGCGCAGGTAGGGCTTTGATTCTATACTGTCCAGCTTTCTTGCTAACCAGCTTGACCTTGAGTTCAGTCTGATCAATATCCTTGCGGATATCCTTTGTGCTCATACCAGCCAACATGGCATCAGTTCTCAAGGCACACAGTTCTTCGCTAAGTTCTAAACTGATATACACGCCCGAAAGTCCAGCTTGCAACCAACTTAGGGCTATGTTCATCATGACCAAGGATTTACCAGAACCTGAACCGCCGGCAAAAATATTCAATTCACCACGACTAAATCCGCCATATAAAATCTTGTCCATCTGTGGCCACCCTGTTGATACCTGCCCACCTGAATTAAAATACTTGTCGATGCGTTGTCTGGGATCCGCCCAGTAGTCTGTACCCATGTCTTTGGTTAAACTGATTTGAACTGCATCTTTAATTAATTTTTCTACAGGATCATACTCGCCTTTTTCCAACAGATCTGCTGATTTTAAAATTGCTCGTTCTAATTCCTGACGACGAGTGAACTGTTCAAATTCTGCCATGAACCATTCAAAGTGTCCTTCATTGAGATCTGGAACCTGCTGTAGCTTGACGCCTGTGCTGGCACTGATCTGTTCTACCGTGGGTAGTGTCTTGTGTTGATTGCTGTGTTCAGCAATAAACTCGGCTGCTGGTCGCAAACTTCTATCAAAGTTTTCAGGATTATAGATGTTCTGTACACGCACATAACTTTCGGCGTCCTGCAACATCATTTCTAAGAATAGGCGTTGGACCTCAAGTCCGTAATCTTTTAACAAAATAAATCCTTTTTAATAATATTTTCCAATTTTTAAAGATTCCCGCCAATTCGTTCCTCGGCGATTGTCGATCTGATCAAAATTGTGTGTCCACAATTTCGTTGACGGGGTGTCCATGGTAGAGTTGATATAATTAACAATTCCGTTTAATTTTTCAATGCCTTTTAATTCTTTGATCACTTTATGTTTAACTACCATTGGCAAATGTTCTAGTTTGTAATTTGGTTGATTGGCAAATTGCCAATTAAACAACCTAGTGCTATCAGGTAAAATTTTATTAAACCAATTATACACATCAATAACTTCTAACACATTATAATTACCCACGGTTGCATTGATTCCAACAGTTAAGTTGTTAGAAAAATTTATCAATTCTACTATATTGTTATTAACCATATTCCAGTTAGCGGGCCATCTTATATAATTAAATGCCCGTTCGGTAGCATCAATGCTGAAATATATTTGTACTGATTGCGCTTTATTCCATAGATCCTTAACTTTTTGTGAAGGACTAATAGTTCCATTGGAAGTATAACTTAGACAAACGTTTTTTAAAAGATTTTTTTTATCTAATATTTCTATTAAAGTCAAGTGTTCATTATTTAATAATGGTTCACCACCATTGAAATAAACCTTGGTAATCTTTGATAAATCAAGAACCTCAACAAAATTATTTGTTTTTTGCAAATATCTACCTAATTTTATTAATTCTTCCTTGTTTAATTTTAACTCAGCACCCCATGTACTACTATTAATTGGCCCACACATGATACAAGCAAGATTACACGCCCAGGTTGCTGAATGATCTAATCCTGTAAGTACTATATCATAATCAATTTTATCAATTGCTGGATTTTCTTCAATTTGAAGTTGACGACGACTTCGGTGACCAGCATCCTCGGCGTCCCAACAGGCCTGGCATTCTGACGGGCGTTCATTATTTCTAAATTGATTTCTTAATTTAGTCAGATGCAAATTGTTTTCAAAGCTAAAGGTATTAATTTGTTCAATAGCGGCCTGTGAAGCACAGCACGGCGCAATTCGTATCGAATCGCTATTATGACGGTCAACAAATAAATTGTGATAAATGTCGGGGCACCAATTACCGTAATCTTTTAACAAGTTGTTTTTTCCTTAGTTCTATTTTAATCTTACTAGTTTCTTGGGCTTGCACAATACTTAGCAATGTGGCCAATCGTCCCCAACGAATTACTGCATCATTTACATCCTTGACACCCACCGGCCACTCGGGCATGCTTACACTCCATCCTAATTCCACTGCACGATCCACCAAGCGCATACCGGCTTCATCTTGATCTGGGACCACAATCACTTCTCGACCCAGACTACGAATTAGTCGCACTTGTGCATCGTTAATTTCTGCGTGTAGCACTGCTAGCCCATTGACACTGAGTGCATCCAATACACCTTCCATGACCAGGACCGACTGCCATGTTGGTTTTTGTAGGTCTGTTCCAAACACATATCCCGACTGTATGTCTTGAATATATCGTGGTATACGATCATCTAAAAAACGAGTAGTATGTCCTACCACTTGATTGTCATAGGTAAACGGAATCACAATGCCAGGACGTGGCATGGTCTTGTACAAAAATGGATAGTCCAAGGCTATGCATCTATCACGAAGATACTGTTTGGCCTGTTCATTTAATGTCTGTGTATCTGCTGGTAAATCTCGATCTTCAAAATCAATGCCCTGTATCTGATTGGCCACTGCCTGACGTTCTGTGAGCAGTCCTGCAATAGATCGTTGTTTTAAACTTTCAAGATTAATTCTCTCAATTTCTTCTTTAGGAATATTCATCCACTCTAACAGTCGACGAGCTTTAAATGTTAAAGTACGACCTAAAACAAAACTAGCAGTATAGCCACAGTTGAAACAATGAAATGACCAAGACCCGTCATTGCCGGGTTTGATACCGCCACGTTGTCTTCGATCCTGTGTGTCACCACGATGTATACAAC